TGACGTTGTGTTTTATAGCTATCACTTACTAAAAAGTTACTCTTTCCATACGGATTCATATCAGGGAAGATATTGTTGTCCGTATTGTTGGTATATTCGGGAAATAAGTTTGTGTTAAAACGCAAATAATCAACCATTCGCTTGGTGTAGAAACGTGCATTCTCACGCGCTTTCTCTTTCAAAGATTCCATTTCACCTTTGGTTACAGGAGTTGTGTCTTCGCTTTGTCTACTTACCAAGTTACCATTGTCGTGCTTATATAACAATGATGGGTAAAGCTCTACCATAACCCACCAAATTAACAACTTAATCACGTAATCATTCAATAATGTTTCGTACTGGTCAGCAAGTGTACCATTCGCTACATCATCCTTTAATTTGTTGGTTAAGTTAGTACCTAAAAAGTTCTGCAAGTACATATCCTGCGCTACATAAATGCAAGGTCTGATGATATTAGGATCTACTGCATCAGTTAACGGAGTGTACTTCTTTAAAAGCTCCTCGTTAATCAAAAGTATTTCTTGTGGGATTGCCATAATTTCAATTTTTTAGTTTATTCTACCGCCATTTGGAAAGTCCTTCATCGGTTTCTTTGCATCTTGGTAACCTACCGTTGTATCCATTGGTGAAAAGCCTTCTCTTTCCGCTTTTCTAACTGCTATCTTTACCTCGTTTTCCATCCCTTCGTTAGGTAAGAATTTACCACCTTGTCTCTTTCTCTTATAAATTGCTCTCATCCAAAAATGATGGCAATTAACACCGCCTTTGTAACGGAATATATTGTAAGTTGTTTTGCCTTGTTCAGCAAATTGACCATTTACACCTGCGGTACTCATTTCTTGAATATCCTCGTATCTCCATACAATTCCACCCTTCGAAAGACGTACCATTTCACGACAAAACTCGCGTGACTTTTCACTTATCCAAGTTGAATATCTATAACGCACTTTGTAAAGTCCTGCATCTAATTTACTCTTTTGGTCAGGATCCGCATATGAATCAAGTGCTTGGTTTACTTTGGTAAAGTTTTCTTCGTTATCATAATCACCAACTTCACATTCTTCAACAAGTTCCCACTCGTTTAAATCAATCAACTCACCACATTCTGCAAGATGCTTTAGGAATTGCTTTCCTTCTTCATCTGTGAAATCATCAATACTTGATTGGCATACGTGGGTAGATTGTTCAACACGTTCCAAAATTCTTTTCGCCCAATCACGACCCGCATCACCTCCCCAAAGTTGCCAAGCCACACGACCAGCACTCGGGAAGCCTTCTTCGCCTTGATTCCAACCTTTCGCTTGTTTGTCTACTTCGTGTCTTGAAAAATAACTATTCATCCTTTGAATTGTATCCAAAGACAAATTTCTTTTATTGCTTATATCACGCGCACGTGCTACACCTACTTCAGTTCCACCTCTTCCATACTCTTCGCGCCACTTCAATCCAAGTTCGGCTTCGTTTGCCATTTCATCGGTTGGTGCGTAACTCTCAAACTTTTGAGAAACTGCTTCGTGTTCGCACTTAACTTTTTTTTTTTCAGTTGACTGCGTTACAGGTGCTTCGGTTGTTTGTTCCGGAACAAATAAATCGTTAGGCGTAATCTTAACCCCTTGTGGAACTCCGATAGACCTAAATAACTCATCTACTCCATCGCAGATAATACGTTGAAAAGGCTCAATAACTTGCTTTGTGAACAAATACATTGATGTCTTAAGTTCGTCAGTATTTGAACCTAAACCACCACCATCACGAATACCAAAAAGAAGCGGTGAAGTAACGCGGTGTGCTATCAAAATTTGGTTTGTACTTTCCGTACTTAAGAACTCGTATTGCTTATCACTATCTGAAATAGGGAAAGCGGTAAATTCTACACCTCTATCTCTTTCTTCATTAAAGAATGTCAAAACCTTTCCTGCATTTTCAGCACCTTGTATGCTTAATTGCAGTTGTTGTTTAATCATTCTTTGCTCTTCAAGTGTGGGGATTCCGTTGTTAAATGATGCAATTAAAGAAGGAAAGAAACCATTTAAAATATTATTTACGTGGTACTCCCCAATCTGACGAGTTAACTCAATCCAATTTATTGATCCGATGTAATCGGGCTTGGGATAATACTCACTTCCAACCATCATCGAATGCTGAAACATCACCTGCTTTGGGTTTTCCTCTTTGGTATTTATGTCAAAGAAAGGAATATAATGAGGATTGTTTTTCTTCTTACGTGTATCACTCCAATCTCTACTATACCAAACGCCAGTAACATCATCATTATCATCGGAACAAGCCAATCGGCAGTTCTCGTATGGCAAGTGGTTTATTTGAGCAATGGTGCTTCTATCCATTGACCAAATTACCTCCCAATAGAACCCACCGTGTAACTTTAAATCAAGTGCGGTTGAATGCAAGACCTTATCTAACTTCAATCTTTGAATCTCGCGTAAGGTTACTTGTGATGGCGCGGTAAATTCCTTACCCGCAATCATAAAACTGATTGAGTTAACCAACGCACCGTGAACAGGTGAAGTGTTATATAGTTCAATCAAGTATTGAGGGAAATGATTACCTTCACCATAAGCCACCCAACCTTTACGGTCTTCAAACTCAATAGGCTCTATTTTAACATACTTGGCTAACTCTACTTGAGTTGCACTAAACCTGTCAACTATTGATTTATTTTTATCCATTGTATTCGATGTCGCTTGGAATAATTATATTAGGTTGGTCGTAATAGTTTATTAATGTTTCCATTTGAATAAACCCTCTTTTAATCTCACCAACCACAACCGCGTTTTGTGGGTCAAGATTTGTAGTTGAATTTTGACCGTATATAATGAAGTTATAACGCCCACCATTAATAACATAGATAGAACCATTAGTTGGATCATCGTCATTTGTACTAATTGCCAAAGTCGTGACCCTATCGTTCTCGCTGATTTGAGTGGGGATAACATAGTAAGTTTCTAAAGTAATTTCGTTTTGAATCATCAAAAGATAATCCGTATACGTTGTATCAAAAAGCAAAACCCCCTCCTTTAGAGAAAGGAGAAGGGTCTGCGATGCGGTATTCGTTTGAAGGTAATTCATCCTTTAAACAAATATAAATTAAATTGTCGGAGCTACAACAGTTATAGAACCGAAGTTATCAAAAGGAGTTGAACTATAAGACTCCAAGCGGTAAGCCTTATGGGCTTCTTCTGCAGTGAAAGTAATGGTGTAACCGTTCAAATCACCTTTAGCAGTTCCAGTTGAAGTTGAAGCAGCAGTAACTTCTGCACCGTCAACCTTACCAACCATCCATATGTTATTATTGTTATCTTGTACAAATACAACAAGACGGTTTTTAGCAACTAATTCAAGTTGTTTTCTACGTGCAGCAGACAACTTAAAGAAAGTAGCGGTAACTGTTTGAGTGTAGAAAATTGTTCCATTCTCAACAGATGAAGCCACCTCTTCAGTGAAGTTTCCTGTGTGCTTTGGTAGTGTGTATTGATACACTGATGCAGTAGGCAAGCCATCAATCTCTTCACTTGTAGCATCTACAGTAACTCCACTTTGGAAGTCAACTAATTGCTGCAAAAAGATAGCTTTAATACCGCCTACAGTTTCTTTGCAATCTAATGCAAATCCTGCGGTTAATTCACAAGCCATATTATTATAATTTTAGTTGTTATTATTTACAATAAAAGGCAGGGGACTTATTCCCCTACCTTTTTACTTGTGTTTATTTTTAGTCAATGTAACCAATAGCAACATCAGAACCGAAACCTACAGCAGTTCCAACACGGAACTTCATAGCCATACGTACTTGGTCAGATGCATCAGTCAAAGACATATCTACAACCTTAACTTCAGCAAAGTCAGAATTAGCATCAACACCAACAAACAAGTTGTCAGGGCGAGAAACGATTACTGTTCCGTTAGAGATACCAGGACAAACGTAGATATCATATCCATCAACTTGCATATTGAACTCTTTGAACGCATTGTATTCGAAAGCATAACCTTCTTTAGCAATTGCTTGCTTATACAATTGCGCAGTTGCGCGGTTCATATAAACTTTAACCATTGGATCTCCAATCAATGCAGCAGGCAACAAAGCTAAAACAGCTTGAATGTTAGCAATAACATTAGTTGAAGTCATAGATGCCCAATCAGTTTCCAAAGTTGAAGCCGCTTTGATTTTCTTTTCAAGACCATCGAATGCAGTATAAGAACCTGCACCACCGAAATCACCCTGCCAAATGTTGAACTCAATGTTTTGAGCAACGTTTGCAGCAGCATAACCAATCAAGAAATCTTGGAAGTTAGCAGGAACTACGTCATTAGCAAATCCACGACCTGTAGACATTGCTTCCCAATCCTTTGCGAACTCTGATTTACAAACTTCCAAATTAACTTTCAAATCTGTTACAGTCAAAACTGACTCAGTCAAAGTCAATGCAGTTGGATCTTCGAAATCACAAGTGAAAGTTTGAACCAAATTAGCAGAAGCCAATTTCTTCAATACTGCCTTGTATTTAACTCCCTCTTTTAATGTAACGTAACCTTTTGCAAGAGTGTCTCCACTCAATAAAGCAGCGTGAATGTATGGTAATGCTAATTCACCTGCGTATGTACTTGTAATACTAATAGCCATTTTTTTTATTTTTTAGAATTGATTAATTGATATGCGCGTGAACGTGCGTCCATTGCTCTAAATGGAACTTCATTACTTGCGCTTTGTTTTTGTGCAACTGGATTAGCCTTCTTCACTGACTCGGTAGCAGGTGCTTTAGACATTTTCTCAATAGTTGCAGATAGGTTTTGCTTTTCAGCAGTCAACTCGTTAATCTTGGCTTCAAAGCCTTCAATCAATTTGTTGATAGTGTTCTCGAACTCCTCGCGTGAAACTCCATCGAAAGAAGACTGTTCTACTTCTTCGATTTCAATCTCAACCTTTGGTTCTTCTTCTTCGGGCTTTTCTTTTACTTCGCTGATTTTGCCTTCTACTACAACCAAGATTTTACCTTCGGCGGTTTCGTGTTCTCCATCGGGTGCAGGTGTAGGATTTCCTTCTGCATCCATAACAAAGATTTCAGAACCGATACCGAATTCAGCATCAGGTGAGTAGACTTCAGTACCATCAGCGAGTACAGCCATAGCCATTTGTTTTTGCTCTACCGCCTCCTCAACTGCTGACAAACTAACCCCAAAGGATTTTAGCTTCTCTGCGTACTTGGAAACGATTTCGTTAACTTTACTCATAGTGTTGATAATTACTTTGTATAATAGACGCATAAATTCAAATTTGTTTTTACTTTTGTGTCATCCCATTCGGGTAATGTTTGTTCATTTTTCTAATTGTTTTTAAGTTCAACGAAGAAAGCCCCTAACGAGGGGCTTCTTTGTTTGTCGGGTAAACAATACACCTGCACGGGGTGTAATCTATTACAACGCGCTTAACTCATCGGCTAATGCCTTCATAATTTTCTCAATCTCCTGCTCTGCTAAATACTCTTCGCTCATTTCAGTAAAGAAACCTTCTAAAGAAAACCCTTTAACATTACCTTGTTTGATGTCACTCCACACTTCATCATTATCTACTTTCATACCAATACACCACGTTCCATCCGGAAAGGAGAAACCAAAGTTTTGGCTTTTGTCGTGTTCGCCTTCTTTGATCCACGATTCAACAACTACACAACCTGCTACAGGCACTTGATGCTCAAGGTTGCTATTGTGGTGCATATTACGCTTTAAATACTCTTGCGCTATCTTGTTAATAGTGTCCTTTGAGTATTTACAATAGTAAGCCTCACCCGCACCATTTACGCGGTAAATAAGTTGGTCGGGAATCATTACCGCACCATATAACATCTTGCGCTCACCTTCTTCTATTGCCGCTTGTTTAACTTGCGTTTTTGACAATGCTACAAAGTCAACTTCAATAGCAGGATTTTCTACTAATGAGATTGCATTTACTCCAAGATAACCGCTGTCATCTATTGTGTATTCGATTACTTTTACTTCTTCCATTATTTTATGATTTTTGATTGGTCTTTTATTTTTTGTTCCGCTTCTTGTGCGCTGCTCACATTGGTAGCTAAAACGTAGGCTTGTAAAGGTTGTGCTTTATTACTACTTTGATTCAAGAAAGATAAATCCACCGCAGGGGCGGAAGCGGTACCGCCACCA